TACAAATCGATGGAACAGTCCATTCTGGAAATTGCTTCGTTGTCTCTAAAAAAGGAGATACTTTTACATACTCCAAGTGTTGGACAAGAAGTATTTCCCCTCTCTTCAGTATTTTTGATGTTTGGAGTATCTCACGTGCAGAGACAAGTACGGGCAGATTAACACATGCCTATAATTGTTACTGTTTGTGGGAAACCAAAAGCGGGGTACGTCAGTACACTCGTCGCGGCGCCTCCGGCGGTTCGGGTTTTAATATAACCGAGACGTATGACTTAAATTACTTAGTAGAGAAGTACACTGGTATAGCAGACAAAAGTAGAATAAGCGCTGTTAATGACGTATTAGTCGATAGTATCCGGACTGGATACTTGACGCCCTTTACGTTAAAGCGATACTCAAATGATGTCGAACTATACTATCTTTCAATTCTTCATCGAATCTCTAGAGAGATTCAACTCGTAGCTTCTATTACGCACAAGAACGCGCATAATATTGACCCAATGAAAGAAGCGCGAATGGGCTGGTTAGCTGATGCTGCTATTCAAGGCAATCTTTACCATGTCGAGAGTAATATGCTCGAATTTTGGAAAGAAGGCCTTTCCGGTACCTTCGGGTCCGAAATTAAAGAATGGACTGAAGCGATATCATCCCTCAGCAAAAATCGTAAGGGCTCCGCAGCAAAGGTAGCGAAAGCTTACCTTGGTACTACCTATGGAACTCAATTAACACTGAGTGATATGGAACAATGGCAGAACGCCATTACTAAGTACATGTGGAAATCTTATAATGCACGTGCATTTGCATATGCTAAAGCAAAAAGCACACACGGTGTTTCTCGCCCAACTGCATCGTTACAGGATGGTGTCTGTGATTATAGCTATTCTTTATGCTACGATCCTCTTGAAAAATTTGGAGGCTCATACGGCGTTAAGGAATTGCTTAACACATTTAGACTATCACCTAATGCGAAACGAGTTTGGGAGCTTTTACCCTTTAGCTTTGTAGTCGATTGGTTCTTGCCCGTCAGTAATTTGTATGAAGTTATTGAATCTGAAGATACCCTATACGATATGAAGTATAGAATCTTTGGTGAAACTAGCTCAACAAAGTATACTTTTCCATACGCACAGTATCCCTCACTGGCGGTCATCCTCTATTCGAGGACATGTTCCAAAATTCCTTTCACAACACCTCTACCGGATCTAGAAGATCTGAATCCTCTCAATCGCGGCGTTAGCGGATCGGCTGCAGTTAATGGTACTGCTTTAATCCTTAGTAAAAGGCGGACCAAGTAGCCCCCAACGTCCGGAATTACTCCGAAAACATACGAATATTCACCCTCTCGATTAAAGAGAGTACGAAGGAGGTATCTTATGGCATTTACGCCTATAAGTACAACTATCGGTCCTTGGACCACATCGCAATTGCAGGTTTTAACACCTACAACCACTTGCCCTAATTCAACTAAAGAAATCGTTGTCGGCAATTATAATTATGGCCTTGATTTCACTTTAGCATCATCCGAGCCAAACCGCGCTGTGTATAATTCTATAACAGGCGTAGGGCAAGAAAGTCCAGCTTCCGTTCGCATAAGCTTAAGAAACGTGAGTAACGTTTACAGCAGTGCGATAACTAAACCAGCAAAATTAGCTAATTCAATCGCTGGAACACAAATCAATATGCTAGTAGAACAGAACTTTTCTGTTTCTAACAGTGTATCCGGGGAATTTGGCGAATTACCTTTTAAATTCTCCGTAACTCTAACTGTGCCTAAACACCCCTCAGTTACTGCTGAACTAATAAAACGAAGTTCAGTACAGACCATAGGGGCGCTCTTCGGTTCCGATGAAATGCTTGGCAAACTAATTGCAAGCATCTTCCGCGGTGATCTTAGAATAGACGCATAAGGGGTTACAGTATGGCTAGAACGATTAATATGAAAATCGACAGAGTAGATGAACTCTTTTCTAGTTCTTATTGGAGACGGGACAAAAGGGCAGTACTTTTTGCTTTCGGACTGGGTCCGATGCCCGAGATACCCGAAGGTTATTCGAAAGTAGCGCTGTCTGTCTTACTCGACAGGTGGTACTATTTGGAGATAATTGCTGAGTATCATGTTCTTATTCTTGATGTGTTCACAAATTGCGGAAGAACAAATGAAGGTCGGACGATCGCTGGTGACTTTTTAAAACAAGTTGCTAGTCACGCTTTCGATCCGAATTTGTTCTGCAGGGGTATAGCCCTTATGAAAGACTATACCTTGAGGGTTCTCCACGGCGATCTTGACTTACGGTTGAAACCGTTGTCTTCTGTAATAAAGAAAGAAGACATATGGTTCATTCGTCCTTGGTTCACTTTGCTAAAACAAATTATAGTGAAACAAGATCATGATTCCGAGGAGGTATGCGCGCTCCGTCAACTGTCGGAGTATCTTGGTAGAGCAAAATTCACGTCAACCTTTAATCAGTTGTGTGAATCTGCCGAAGAGAAATACGTCGAATCAGAGAAGAAATTTTCTAAATTCGAGTATAGCGAGGACCTGGTACGTGAGCTAAGTTCTGAAATTTCCGATATCCTTCCAAAGGATCTTTGGGACGCAGAAATGAAAAACTTCGTACCTAGCAATAGTGGATGCGCGCCTGCCGGTGCAACGCGCATGAATGGTGGAAATATGTGGTATAAGTATTCGCATATGTCCGTCGACAGTAGGCTTTTCCGTGGTATACCTGGAGAGCCGAGGACGCTATTTCCGTTGCCGCATCGCCTGACCAAAATGGTTCGGGTGTGCGAATTGTGTGCTGTACCTAAGACTGCTAATTCGATAAGGTGGATTTCGAAAGAACCACCATCGTTGAGTTACTTTCAACACGGCGTACAGCGAGCCATGGTTAGAGTGCTAAAGTCGACAGTGCGCGAGCACTTAGATTTTTCGGATTCCGCTCGAAGCGGAGCATTGGCCGTCGAAGGCAGTCTATTTGGTGCATTTGCAACGATAGATCTGTCAGAAGCGTCTGATTCAATAACTTGGAAACTCGTTTCTAAGATATTTCCTCAGTATGTCCGCACTCTGTTATGGGCTACACGTTCCGATGAGGTTTTGCTGCCTTCTGGAAATACTATTCGCATGGCCAAGTTCGCCCCGATGGGCAGTGCAACGTGCTTTCCAGTGGAAAGTGTTGTATTCTTGGCATGTGTAAGAGTTGCTCTAAAGCGATATAACCTCGCACATTCGATCCGCAAAACAAAATGTTTAGTTTACGGAGATGACTTGGTTGTTGAAGCGTTTTTGGTACCTGATTTACTGACGGTACTAGAAGAATGTCATTTCAAAATCAATAATGACAAGAGCTTCGCAGATCAACAATTGAATAACTTCAGAGAAGCTTGCGGGGAAGAGGCTTACAACGGTAAGTCCATAAAGCCTGTGAGAGTCTCTCGAAATCGTTATTCGGCTGTCCAAGAAAATCCTGGAGCCATGATTTCGAGCCTGATCGACCGATGTAATTCGACGATTGGGATTCTACAAGAGCTACATGAACTGTTTCTACAAAGATGTAAGCAAACTTTGTATGACGGGAAACCGTTAATGCACTGGATTGCCTGGGGGGATGCTGGTCTTCGGACTATATCGTCTCCTTTCAATAGAAATAGAATATGGAGTATCAATTTGTGGAGGTACATCATTCGAACGTTGGTTGTAACGCCATTGGACGAAAAGATGCGACCATCAAACGAACTCGCGAAAACATGGGGGTTGTCCCAGTCTGACATCGACACCATCGAATACTTTGATGGATTAAAGAAAATGCACGTCGATAATTCAGAAGTAGATCCTTGGTTAGCAGAAAAGCTTAACGCTTACCGCTTGCGTATCGGTAGTAATGTAACACCGGTACTGTCCTTCGAAACCACTTGGGGACTCTGCTAACATTACAACTCCAG